GCGCAGGCCGCGCGCTTTGATCTCCTTGATGGCCTCGACGATGGTCGCATCCGACGGTGTGCCGCCGTAGGCGAGCTTGCTGTTCGTGTCGGTGCTGATCTGGTGGGCGGCGGTGCGGCTTAGGCCATTGACCGCCCAACTGACAGGCGCTGTCACTTTGTTCGCGCTCTCGACGCCGGGCTGGATTGCGCAATTACCGGCCCGCAGATCAAGGCCAAACCACGAAACTACAAGGCTGACGCTCTCTATATGGGGTGCTGCCGCCTGCAACTGATCCAGCGATGCGATGATGTCGGGTACGCCGTTTGTGGTGTGGACGTTCTCGGAGGCCGTGTTGCCGCCAGTTCCCCGCGTGACCGGTGTCGTGCCATATTGAAACTCGCCGGTGGCGGGGATCATGGTCACGGATTTGATCAACCCTTCGGCGGTGTCGGGCGCATCAATGGGACGAAACACCTCGAAGGAAAGCTGCGGGATGCGATTGCCGAAAGCCTCCAGCGGCAATTCCTCAAACATGATATAGGCGGCGCCGCGATAGGCAGGCGCATTACCCGCGCCCATCTTCGCCTCAATAAACGGGTCAGGCGTTTGGACCTCGTCGCCTTTATAAATCCGCCACGTGGCTCCGGTCAGATCGAGCGGTTTCCCATCGGCCCAAACGCGGCCAATGCCAGAGATCGGACCCTCGGCCAGCGCAACCGCGAATGATGCGGTATAGATGTACGATGTCGTCGTAACTTTCGGTCCGCCACCTTTGCCGCCCTGATGGGTGGTGTTGACGGTCTCGGTAAAATCCGTCGCCCAGATGATGTTACCGCCCATCCTCATCCGGCCGTAAACGCGGGGGATGATGGCGCCCTCGGTTGACGTGGTCACGGTCAGGTTCTGGAGTCGCTGGCCCTCGATCTTTTGCGCCGGGGCGAGCGACGACACGATCCAGCTGTCGACCATGGAGCCTGCGATCTGCCCGGCCGCACCGCCAATGGCAGCAGCAGACACGCCAAGCACGCTGCCGCCGATGGCCCCGCCAAGAGCGGAACCGGCAGAAGCCAGAAGAATAGAGGCCATGGATCAGGGCTTTCGGTTGGGTGTTGGAAAGCGGAAGGCAAAGGCAATGCGCCGCTGCCACGCCGGGGTGAGGAGCTCCTTGATCACACCGGTGCGCTCATAGGCATGGATGAAGTGGTGCGCACCAGAAAGAATGCCGCAGTGCTTGGCAATCGCCCCCGCGCGCATGCAAAACAGGATAATGTTGCCGGTCCGGACATCGGAAACCTTCAGCTCGATCATGGCCGCGCGGGCGGCTTCGGCCAGAACCTCAACCGGCCCGGTCTCACCCCAGTCCCGCGAATAGGGCGGCACAGGCATCGGCTCATCGCCCACCACATCTCGCCAGACGCCGCGAATGAGGCCGAGGCAATCACAACCAACACCGCAAACCGAAGCTTGGTCATGGTACGGCGTGCCAATCCAGCGGCGGGCGGCTTTGATGATGCGGGCCGGAGCGGTGTTTGCCTTGGCTCTCGCGCATTGCTGCGCATTACGCTGCCGCCTGCCGTTTCCGCTGGAAACGCCGTTCATAATACTGTCCCCGAATTGGCATCGCCTTTGGCGGCGTAGCGGATGATGGTGTCTTGCCCGGGAATATGGGGAAATCCCCGGAAATTGGTAGCGTTGGTGAATTTCGCTGTGCAGGTCGCGAAGGTTTTGTCGCAACCTGCCGTGATAGTGAACGCATCGGTTGCAAGAATGGGCCGCACCGGTTGTTCGAGCAAAGTGACCGTCGCGATTGCACCCGTCTGCGCATGGGACAGCACCTCGCCCGACCTGCCTGCGTTGGCCCCGCTGGTCCAGGTGATTACCCCGAGTGCAAACCAGCCGGTAACGAATGTAGTTAGATCTGAGGTTGTGAATCCCCGGTCCGCGACAACACTTGCAACCGTACCGGTTCCCTTGAAGGCAGGATCACTGAGATTAACGCCACAGCGGATATCCCCCAAGGCTGCATCGCAACTCGCCTGAAACGTCCGCCCGACGGTTTGGCCCAAAACATGCGCCAGCGCGCGCATCTCGGCGACGAAATGCAACCTCCCGCGCCGGACCTGACCGATGGCGCCACGGCGCATCATCACGCGCTGGCTGGTGTCCTGCCAGTTCACCCGCCATATCTCGACGCTGGCATTATCCCAGCGGCCATCAAGAATGTCGGTTTCGGTGATGGTGCTGGAGGTCAGCACCCCGACGGCGTCTTGAGAATCCACCGAAAGATCGGAACCCGCGCGGATTTCCGAGGCTGCAAAGCCGCTTTCGGGGGTGAAGGTCGTGCCATCAAAGGTGAGCGCCAAATCATGATCGGTGAATCCAAACACCGCCCCGTCATTACGCGTCAGTCGCCAGCTCCAGGCCAAGGTTGTCGTGCCGCCATCAAGGTGAGATTGCAGCGTTGCAGGGAGGGTTTTCATCGCCGCACCTCTATCAATGGAATGGAGGTGATGGAGCCGAGCCGCTCGATATCATGGGTAACGTCGAGCCGGTCGGTATCGAACCGCACAGGGACGTCGAATTCAAAGCCCGCCGTGATCGCGGTGGCGTTGGCCGGGGCCGTGGTGAATGTGACGAGGCCGGTGGTGATATCAACCGACCAACCGGTATTTTGCGTGGTTCCATCGAAAGCAACGATCACAGAACCAGCCACCGGCTTGGTGATTGTGCGCGTCCATGTCTGCGCGCCCGAGGTGTAGGATTTCACCAATTGAAACGCCGTCGTAACCCCGTCACCGGTCCCGATCGCCTGATCGCTCGCCACCGGTGTTTGCGATGGTAGGCAGGATTTGTAATCGCCCCAATCCCTCCAGCGAAAGCCGTAAAGCCGCCCGTTGCGCGCCTCAAAGAACGCGACGACCGCTGCCAGATCATCCGTGCGGCGGACCCCATAAGCTGCATCATAGCGCCGTCGCGAGTTGGCCCAGTTGGCGTTGCGCTCCTCATCACCCGAAGATAGCTCAACGATCTGGGTGCGCCGTTCGGGACCTCCGCGCGCACCTCGGCTGATATTGTCGGGAAAGCGGATTTCGTGAAAAGCCATTAAGATTTGTCCTTTTTCGCGTTTTTTGGCCAGAAACCGGTGCCCGTTGGTGGCTTCATTTGAGATGGTGGCCTTCGGCCATCAACTGGGTAAACCCTCACATTCCTCTCCGACCCATGGCCACCGCTCGGGCAATGTCGGCCGCCACCTGGGTGCGCGATTGCCGGAAGCTTTCGGCGTCGCGGGTCTGGATGTTGATGGTGATGTTTTGGGCACCAGATGCCCCGGCAGCCACCTCGCGGCGGCTCAGCACCCGCTCGCCTCTTTGCAGAATGGCGGGCACCTCGTTTGGTTTCAGGCCCGCAAATCCACCACCATGCATTCGGGGCGCCCCTGCAAAGGCCATGGCCGGAACCATGCGCTGTGGGGCCATGCCTCCAATCATGCCGCCCGCATGCAACACTGGCGCGAAGATGCCGCCCATTTTACCAAGCGCCCCCGACAGAACATTGGCGAGAGGCCCGAGAATGAACTTGCGCGCCGACAACTTTGCCATGTCGGCCAGCATCGAGGTCACCATCGAGCGAAAATCGAGCTTGCCGGTTTTAACGAACTCGCCAATGGCGCTTTCCGCGTTTGAAAAGGCCCCGGTCAGACTGTCACCCAGCCCCTTGCCCATATCGACGGCTTTGGTGGCGTAGTCATTCAGCGAGGTGGCAGCACTCGCCCATGCCGTTTTGGCAATATCAGCGGCTTTCTTCGCGGCTCCACCCGCCTTGGCGATGGATTTTGCGACATTGCTTGCCGTCGTACCCGCATTATTAAGGGCCGCAGCCCCGTCCTCACCGGCGGTTTTCACCGCGTCGCTCAACGCCTGCAGGGATTTGAGCGGGGCCTTGGCTGCATTGGCCGCAGCCACCGCCGATACCGCCAGACCATCGGCCTTTTTTTTGACCGCATCCGCGGCGGCTGCCATTTCGTAATAAGCCGAGCCCGCCATGATGGCCGCTCCACCGAGTTTGAGCGCCAGCGCATCCGTGCCCGGCACGCCGCGCATGCCACTGGCCACCTTGTGCAAAAAATCCGCCCATTTCTTCTGGATTGACGCCAGCATGCGCAACCATCCCGTCTCGACTGTCGTCCAGACCGTTGCGAGCGACAAACCGAGGGATTTGCCGCCAAGCTTGATCCGATCCCAGACCTCCACCGCGACGTTTTTAAGGAGGCCCATGGTGTTGCCAAACCCGCCAGCCCCTTTGACCAATCGGCCAAACCAATAGAGCAGCTCGCTCGCGCCAACGATCAGCGCCCCGATGCCGGTACGAATAAGCGCCCCGCGCAGAACCGCCAGCGACAGCGATACCCCGCGAATACCAAGCACGGCACTCGCGAGCGAGATCACCAGCTTGCCTCCCAGTACGGCCGCAAAGGTGGCGGCAATGCTGACGATTTCGCCGAGATGATTAAACAGGCCCTTGATGGCGCGACCGAGTGGCCCCGTCACCTTGCCGATCGCGGCCATGGCATTGGCAACAGATTCAAGCGCCGGAGCCGCTGCCACCGCCAGCTGGTTGGCAATTCCCCGCCACAACAGACCCATGCGTGAGAGGGCATCATTGGTGCGCTGAACTTGGGCCGCGTCTTTCTCGGACACCGCCACACCAAAGTCTTTCACGTCCTTGGTGGCCTGGCGCAAAGTGGCACTATCAATCCGGGTGAAAATCAGACCCGCGCGCGCCCCGAAAATCGTTGAGGCCACCGCTGCCTGCTGAGCCGTCGGGATGAACTTGGCGATCGCGTCCTGAATCTTGATCATCTTCTGATCAATAGGCAGTTTGGCGAGATCAGCCGCCGACAGGTGCAGCTGCTGTAAGGCTTTAACCGCCGGACCCGTGCCTGCCGCCGCCTGGCTGAGACTCTTGGTCATCATGATCGTGGCCTGCTCGACCTCGCCTTGCGATACACCAGCCAGATTGGCCGCGCGGGCCAGCACCTGCATGCTGGCCGTGGTGGTGCGCAAAGACGCCGCCAGTTTCGCCTGCTCATCGATGGTTGCCAGACTCGAGCGCACCATGGCAATGCCCGCCGCAGCGGCAGCCGCAACCATAACGCCGACCGCGATCTTGGCCCGGCGCGCGAACTTCGCCAGTTTTGCATTGGCGATCTCCATCTCGCGCGATGCCTTACCAAAACCTTTTTTGCCCGCATCGCCAATGCCAGTCAGCTCAGAACGCACCTGTTTGCCGCCCACAGCCGCAAGGCGCACACTGACACGTTTTTCAACCATGATCCTGTTCCATCTGCTCAAAGATTTTCGTCACCATCACCGCCTCAATTGGCGGCAGAAGTTCAGCAACGGCGAGGGCATTGATTCCGAGCGCTGATGCCAATGCCAGCGCCGCGCCCATGTCCCAGCCAATAATCGAGCCCGCCGCCGTGATCCGCATTTGCCCACCAAGGCGGCCGACCAGATCCCACACCTGCACCCCTTCAAGGGTCAGAGGCGCGTTCAGGGTTTGGGGACAGTCTTCGCAGGTTTGCGCGCACGCGTGG